AGGTAAAACCTTTTTATCACTTTATTTAGCGTTAGAGGAAGTATTAGATCCTTCAACAATTTATGACGATATATTTATTGTTAGATCAGTAGTATCTACCAGAGACATAGGATTTTTACCTGGTGATGAGCAAGAAAAAGTATCAATTTATGAAGCTCCTTACAGATCAATCTGTCGGGAGCTTTTTGGTATAAAAGACGCTTATGATGCCTTAAAACAACAAGGTAATGTAAAGTTTATGAGTACGTCTTTTATAAGAGGCATAACAATAACTAACTCAATAGTGATCGTGGATGAGTGCCAGAACTTGAATTTTCATGAATTAGATAGTATAATTACTCGTATGGGTAAAAACTCAAAGATAATTTTTTGTGGCGATTATACACAAACTGATTTAACACGTGAAAACGATAAACGAGGTATAGTAAACTTTATGAATATATTAAAACATATTGAAGAATTTGAAACTGTAGAATTTATGATTGATGATATTGTAAGAAGTGACTTTCTCAAGTCCTATATCATAGCAAAATATAAAATGGGATATGCTTAATTCGTAGGAGACACAGATGTTTTACAAGCCAGTAGAAATAGATTTTGACTCTAGTTTTATATATAATGTCATTTGGGAACAATATGAACACAACTGTTTAGGTCATCAACAGGTAGAACTTAAAGATATTCATAATAAAGTAGGCGGGTTTCCCTCATCACTAACTCATCACAATACTATGTTTTATCAAAAGTTCTTTAAACGCGATGAGATTGATTTTGATAACCTTGGAGATCAAGTAGGAGTTGAAGCTGTATCTATTTCAATGATTAAACAACCTCCTGGAATGGTTAATCCTATGCACCGTGACACCTTTTATCAAATCAATAAAAAATTTCCAAACGATTCTAGAGTTAAGGTTCGAGCTAATATTCAGTTATTAGATTGGAAAGCAGGACACTTTTTACAATTCAATGATACTGTTGTAACACATTGGAAAGCAAACACTGGTTATATGTGGGATTCTGATGTTTTACATTTAGCTGCTAACGCAGGATTAGAAGATCGTTATTCCCTCCAAATTTCAGGATTTCTAAAACTTAATGGTTAGATACACAAGTATTCCTGACAATAAAGATAAACCTTTCGGCGGTGCTTTTAGTGTGTATGACCCTGAAACAGTGTATATGCGTGATTATTTAGTACAAAAATACCCTGTAAGCAAAGTTGATTTTGAATCTTTAAAACAAGAATATTTCAGTGTTTTTAAAGATTTTCTTTCTACTCCTCATAAATTACTTGATATAAAAAAATATAAACATTTTTGTTTTACTCAGGGAACAACAGAATCTTTTTCTCATTTTTATATTAGGTTTAACAATAAAAGACTAAGATTAGCAAAAGGTGAATACTTTTATCATCAAATGACTAAAGCCTTATATTTTTCTAACAGATTTGCTTGGTTAGAAGATGAAGAGTTATGTGAGGGTGATGCTTTAGTTATTAGCGCTCCTTTCTCTGATACATGTGATCTTTACCCAAAGTTAGAGAAAATCTTGTGTGAATGTGATGAAAAAGAAATTCCGGTGCTTTTAGATTTAGCATACATAAATATAGCAAAAGATATTGAAATTAATTTATCTCACCCGTGTATTGAATATGTCGTTTCATCTTTATCGAAAGTTTTTCCTGTGGAAAATTATAGAATAGGAATTAGACTACAAAAAACAATATTTGAAGATCCTTTATACGTAAATAACGAAGTAAACCACAATTATATAAATATGTTAAGTGTTTATCTAGGCACTGAAATGATGAAACATTTTGGACCTGATTATATTTTTAATAAGTATCGTGAAAAACAGATTGATTTTTGCACAAAATTAAATGTTGAACCTACAAGCTGTGTATATTTTGGTTTAGATAAAAATAATAAATACCTTGAATATAATAGAGGCGGTAAAACAAACAGATTATGCTTTTCAAGAATTTGGGATGGAAGAATACAATATGAGCTGTAATAATGACTGGGATAAATTGCAAGAAATTATTGTAGGAACAGCTGACTATGCATCAATACCTATTCCTAATATAAGTACAATGAAATGTCAATTTCCAGAATATGAAGAAGAGTATGTAAAAAAATTTACAGGTTATTACCCACAACAAATAATAGATGAACAAAACGAAGATCTAAATTTACTAACACAAACATTAGAAGAGTTAGGAGTAATAGTTCATAGACCTGACACTAAATACGCAGAGGTAGAGACAGTTTCTCCTATTTGGAGAGGACAAAATTGGCACTACCATTGCCCTAGGGATTTAACTTTAATTGTTGGGAATAATATTATCGAAACTCCATCTCCAATTTGGAATCGTCAATATGAAACATGGGCGTATAGAGATGTGTTTTATCAACTTTTTAGAGAAGGCTACAATTGGATAAAAGCACCCATCCCAATGCTGTATGATGAAAATTACAAAGAGGATACTAGAGGAGTTCCAGCACTTAACAATAAAGAGATTCTTTTTGAAGCGGCTAATTGTGTAAGAGTAAATGAAGACATCCTCTATCAAGTATCAAACACAGGTAATCAAAGAGGTGCTGAGTGGTTACAAAGGGTACTAGGTAGTGCATACAAGGTTCATCTCACGACAAATCTTTATTCTTATGCTCATCTAGACAGTACAATTGTTCCAATAAGAGAGGGATTAGTATTATACAACGCCTCCAGAGTGACTCCTGAAAATGAACCAGAATTATTTAAGTCGTGGGATAAAATATGGATCAATGAATGTGTGACACAAACAAAGCCTCCTCTTAATCTTCCCTGGGGTGCAAGTGAGTGGATAGGTATGAACCTTCTTAGTGTAAGTGAAGATTTAGCAATAGTGGATAAAAAGCAAACTGAGATTCATAAAAAGCTTAATGCTCACGGGGTTGAAACAATACCTTTAGAATTAAGACATGATAGAATTATAAGCGGAGGGTTTCATTGCGTGACTTTGGATTTAAAAAGAAAAAGCTAGTTGTTTGTGGAGAAAGTTTTAGTTACGGAAACGAAAAACATCATTGGCCTAGTATAGTTGCTAACGAATTAAACTTAGAACTTATTAACTTATCGATTGTAGGTTGTAGTAATTTTGCAATTTGTTTTCAAATTGAACATGCTTTAAAATCTCTAAAGCACGAAGACACTGTTATTATAAGTCTTACAGCTGCTGAACGTTTTGAAATAGATGATGATGATTTAAATCGCCCTGCTAGATTAGAAGATTTTAGACAAAATATAGACGAAATAAAACACAGCACTTTTAAAAAAACCCCAACTATAACTTCTGGCAATCTTGCTTCTCATTTAAGAAACTGTAATATTGAGCGGATGAAAAAGTATTTGATTAGCAGCTCATACAGATTAAACGCACAATATCAAGCATGGGCTTTACTTCATCTTTTAAATTTACTACCATGTATGTATATTTTGTATAGAAATATCTATCCTAGATTTCATAAAAATATTGAAGAATATTGTAATGAACATTATTTTGGTTTAGAATCAGTAATGATAAATTCTGGCCCTCATGACTATGAAAAAGAGTGTATAAATTCAACAAACCATCTTTCCGAAAAAGAAAATAAAATTTTTGCTAGTAGAGTTATAAGAGATATTAATGAACGTTGTGTATGATCAAATAATCGATGATAAACCGGTTCCTAACGGCATTTTTAAAAAAGATTTAATTAATACTTATCTTCGTAGTACCAAGGAGTTTGAGTACTATTACCCCCTTACTGCCCCCTTCGTATCATATGAGGAAAACTACATTAAATCATCAGAAGCTGAAAACGGTATATACCCAATCGGATTTTTAGAACCTAGAATAATTAATGAAAATTTTTTAAGGTTAATGTTTGATTATGGAATTGATAGCAGGGTTATAGAAAAATTAGAAAATGGTAAACTTACTTTAGTTATTTATTTAGATCAAGAACCTAATAGTTTAGACAATATTTCTGTTTTGTACGATTTTTGTAAAAAGAGAAAAATTACTAATTTTTTTATATATGTGAATGTCATGCCGACGCTTATAACAGATGAAGAAAAAAAATATAGGATTAGATATGCTTATAGATTTTATAATTTAGCTATAAAGAGTCTTAATATGGATTACCTATTTGATAGGAGTATTAAACCTGAACCAAATGTAGATTATATTTTTAATGTTTTTGGTTGGATGGGTAATAATTATGATTTTAGATCAGCGATGGTGTATGTCCTCTTAAAGTTAGATCTTCACAAAAAAAATTTAATATCACATAATAATGAACTTGCTATCGATACAACATTTACAACAGAGACTGAGAGCATTAAAAAAATTTGTAGTAAATTTGATTATTCACAATTTAAAAAAGCTCATGATCTTATTAGTGAAAAATTAATTCAGCACACAAAATTAAGTCTTGTACTGGAAGCATATTTCGATGATGAACATACTGATGGCGTTTACCTTACAGAAAAATCTTTCAGACCAATTTACTATAAAAAACCTTTTTTAATTTTAGGGCAGCAAGGTTCTCTTCTTGAATTACGAAAAAGAGGGTTTAAAACGTTTAATTTTATTTTAGATGAATGGTATGATATGTTAGACAATGATAATAGATTTAAAAGAGTATTAGAACAAGTATTATATTTAAATCTTATCGAAAAAGGTGAATTAAATTTCAAAATTGAACGATGTGAAGATATTGTAGACTATAACTATAATCATATGTTAAATTGTATAAAATCAGAAATTGATTTTTTATCAAAACAAGGAGCAAAATGACTCATAATAAAAGTAAAGCAAAAGGTTCGGCATATGAGCAAAAAATAGCAACAAGACTAACAAATGAATTTGGTGTTGAATTTAGACGTGTTCCTCTATCAGGAGCAATAGATTATTTAAAGGGTGATATCTGGACTCCTCATGATACAGCGTGGTGGCCTTATGCAATCGAGTGTAAGCACTACAAAGATTTACAGTGGAATAATTTGCTCACATCAAAAACAACAGATATTCTCAACTTCTGGCGACAAACTGTTCGAGAGGCAGAAGTGATGAATAAAAAGCCACTATTAATATTTAGATGGAATCGTTCAAAAGATTTTGTAGCTTTTAATGATGATATAGAAGTTCCATTTTATATTGAGATAAAATCTTATGGATGTCATTTTAAAGTAACAAAACTTGACGACTGGCTTGATTCCATAAAAGACCAAACTAATCTTGCTACTTCCTCTTAAAACTGGTATAGTTACTTATAAATACAGGAGATAACTATGACCAAATCTTGGAATGACCTTGCAGACTTGCAAGAACCAGACTATTCTACTTATAACAATCTTATGATTGTGGATGCTAACAATCTATCTTACCGTTGGCTTCAACGCCCAAATTATGCGTCATTCGATGCAGATTTTATTCGTACAATTCAATCACTTTCAAAATCGTATGAGGCCACAAGAACAATTGTTTGTTTTGATTTTGGAAAATCTTACTATAGAATGGACTTACACGAAGAATATAAAGGCACTCGTAAAAAACCTCAAGATGAAGATGAAATCAAAAAATATGAAGACTTTTTTGCAGTTTTAAATGCCTTACCTGATCAATTAGACGATGAAATACTAAAGTTTCGTGGAGTTGAAGCTGATGATATCTTAGCTTGGATTACACAGAATATCTCTGATCAATACGACCACACTTGGATCGTATCTTCAGATAGAGATTTGTATCAACTTATAGATGAAAATATATCTATATTCAACATTTTTGGGCGCAAAGAAGTTACGACTCAAACCCTACTTGAAGATTTTGAAGTCACACCTTCTGAATATATGCTTTCTAGAATAATTGAAGGTGACAAATCAGATAATATTTTAGGAATCGAAGGTATTGGTCCAAAACGTGCTCAATCATTAGCTCGTGAATATAAAACGCTTGATAGTCTATTAGAAGCTTTACCAATCAAAGGACGTTCAAAATACATTCAAAATCTTAATGCAGGACGTGAACAACTTATTAGAAATGAAAAACTAATCAACTTAAAACAATACTGTGTTGATGCTATTTGTGCTGGAAAAGAAGGAGATAAACCTCTTGAGCGACTCAATAGTTTGTGAAATACATATTGAAAAAAGCTCGACAGCTAAAAAACTAGAAAAAGAGTTTAATTTAGATTGGGGTTTTGAGGTGTACAATCACTTAGAACCTTTTTATCATCTCAGGGCTTGTATAGAAGAAGAAATCAGTATAGAGCCGAATGAAATTGTTCCGATTCCGACTGGAATTTACCCACAACTTTTAAGTCCTAATTTTACAATTGAAGTGTCATCATTAAGTGGATTAATATATAACTACGGAGTTGTTATGCCAGAGGGTGTAACCTATTTTCCTTATACCTTTAGAGATGAGATGTGGATCTTTTTAGAAAATAAAAATACAGAAGCTGTAACCATACAACCCACACAAAAAATAGCACATTTTACTATAAAACAACTACCACGAATGGTAATAAAATACGTTGAATCGATAGAAGAAAGTCCTTGGAAAATGAATTCTGGAAAAACTTTTATTAAAAGAATTAAAGATAAACTAAGAAATAGAACTAAAATAAAAGGTTCTAAAAACTATGAACGTGATGAAATAAAAACCATAATCGGAGATAATAATGAAAGTTAGACTAATTTCTTACTCAAAACCAGTCGATATAGTTGGTTTAGATAATGCAGAAGATTTAGTTGCATATTGTGCACGAGTTTCTAATCCTGATAATCAAATGAGCACTGAAACCTCTGAAAAACTATTGAAATATTTAATAAGAGAAAATCACTGGTCACCTTTTGAGATGGTTTCTATTTGCATGGAAATAGAAACTACTCGTGATATCGCTCGTCAGATTCTTCGTCACAGATCATTTTCATTTCAAGAGTTTTCTCAACGATATGCAAACCCAAAAGACTCGCTTGGCTGGACTAATAGAGAAGCCAGATTACAAGATACAAAAAATCGCCAAAACTCAATTGAAACTGAAGATAAAAACCTACACGATGATTGGTTGATAAAACAAGATAAAGTTAAATTAGCAGCGATTCAATCATATAATTGGGCCATTGAGATGGGTATTGCAAAAGAGCAAGCAAGAGCTGTGTTGCCTGAAGGAATGATGCAATCTAGATTGTACATGAACGGCACATTACGCTCCTGGATGCATTATGTAGATTTAAGATCATCTCATGGCACTCAAAAAGAACACATTGAGATTGCAAAAGCTTGTGGGGAGGAAATTTCTAAAATTTTTCCATTTGCTAAAAACTGGTTTAACCCAAGTGGGCAATGATAGCATTTCTTACACAATATTTATACGGTTTAGGTCACAGCAATAGAATAAAATTAATTGCAGAAGAGACTGCAAAATATACTAATGTTGTAATTATAAACCAACTTTTTAAACCTCCTTTAGACTTTAATGTGCCTCAAGTGTCTTTTTTAGAAGATTCTCAACCTCCTGACGGAAAATCTCTTTCAGGATATGTAATGAATGAGAGTCTTAAAAATTTTAGAATAAAAAAATTTATAGACACATTAGATAAGTTCAAAGTTAAATTGCTCGTAAGCGAGGGTTTTCCTTTTTGTAGGCATCAATACGCTGACGAACTTTTTAAATGTTTTGAAGAGTGTAAAAAAAGAAATATTAAAATTGTCGTGTCTATCCGAGATTTTCCCTGGGATGATCCTCATGATGATCAACTCAAAGACTGGGTTAATTTAACGCAAAATTTAATTTGTAAATATTATGTAGATAAAATACTGGTACACGGTGATCCTAATATACTTCCTCTATACAGTGATAGAACTAAATACACTCATTCTGCACAAATTATAAAACAAATAGATCACCTCTTAACTTATACTGGGTACGTATGTGATAACTCAATACCTAAGCATGTTAAAAAAAATAATTTAATATACGTCAGCACTGGTCTTAATAAACAAGAAGGTATGCTACTTTTTAAAGAAATAACTAAAATTGCTGCACAGTTTCTTGATTATAAGTTTGTTATGCCAGTTGCTAACAGATATTTAAAAACAGGTTCTACAGTGCGAGATAATATGATATTTGTTGAGTATATTCCAAACCTAGCAAAAAAGATTCAATCTTGTTCTGCATTTATTACTTATGGAGGATATAACTCAACAATGGAAATTTTAAATTCTGGAGTTCCCGCAATAGTTGTTCCAAGACAGGATGGTCATAAATTAGAGCAGTTTGTTAGAGCCTATACTTTTGAACCTTACGGATTTTTTAAGGTTCTAAACAACAAAGAGTTTAATAAACTTTCAGATACTTTAAAATTTGTCCTTGAAAATAAACCTGAGACTTTTAATTTTAATTTACAAGGTGCTAAAAATTCAGCTGATGAAATCTTCAGAGTATACGAAAGAATTAGTTAAAAAAAGAATTAAAAACTGGAAAGACACAATCGCCAATGGCGAGTTCTTACAGGTATTAAATGCTCAAAGAAATGATAAAATGGGTTCTTTATATAAAGTTCTATTTGATCGTTCTTGGATATATAAAACTATTCTTGATAATAAAGTTAAGAATAAATTAGATACCTGTAACAATATAGTATTAGTTGGATGTGGATTGTACCCTTATTCTTTATTTGACATGCATCAAAGATATCCTCACATAAAATACTACGGAATCGAGATATCTAAAAAACGCGCGAATTTAGCGCAAATCGTCGTGGATGAAACTCCTGCTAAAGACAACATAACTATCTGTTGTTCCTCTGGAGAAAATTTTGATTATTCTTTTTTAGGTGACGAAGATATGATATTTATCTCAGTTGATGTAGTTCAAGATAAAATAATTGATAAGATAGTAAAAACAAGTGGGGCGCAGATTTACTCGTGCGCCCCTTATAAGTCATCTTATGTAAACGGAATTATTACTTAACTTTTTTTCCGTAGAGTTGTTTAAGTGAAATTTTTTCACGCTTCTTTAATGCCCTTTTCTTTTTCTTTTTTATTTTTGGCATTGAGCGTTGAAAAACCTCTGGTACAATCATTAACTTTTTACCGTTTTAACTGATTGTAAATTAGGATTTTTCACCTCTTTAATTTTTAATTCGTGGCCTGTGCGATAGTACTCAAGAACTTCTCTCTTTTTTACTGGATCATACTCTTCGCGGAGACCGTATCGGTTATCACCAATTCTTACGGCCTCACCGTCTCTCGCTTCGACTCCTGAAAGTGTTTTAGCCATAGTAGCTCCTTATTTCATGTCTTTAATGACACGACCACCCATACCACGCGTTACATCTTCACGTGTTACATTTACTTCTTTTGAAATTGCCCCACCAGGACCACCAGAAGTGTCGCCAGTGCGATAGTTACCACCAACTTTTGGTGCGCCTTCATCAATGTAACCCTTGCCCTTTTTCATGCTTGGATCAGTGTAAGCAGCGGCATCACCAATTGGTTTATCAGTTGGATAACCAGCAGAAGACATACCTTCCATTGGTTGTTTAGCTTGTTTTGAAATCATTGCCATGATTATTCTCCTTTATCTAATTAAGAAATCAGTCCTAACACTGTTTCTGTCATGTTACCTGCGTTTGAGCCGCCAGATGTAGAGGCACGAACTGTAACTGTATGAGCTGGATCACCGTTTAAGGTGTCGTTACCAACTTTATAATATGTATTTGAGCTAGTGCTTAATTGTGAAAAGCTAATCTCTGTGTTACAGTTTGAAACAATAGACTGATCTACACCAGACATGTCAGAATACTCAACCACTAAACCTGCATCACCAGTTGCAGCGGTTGAAGTTAAGTTAGCAAGCTGGTTAATACCGTGCTCGTTGTTTGAGAACTTACAGTTCACAAAGTGAAGTTTTACAGCGGTGTTACCTAACTTAGTAACACAAGCTTTACCACCGTTTGAAGCTGCTGTTGAGCCTCTAAAGTGAATATTTCTAAATGTAATGGTTCCAGATGATCCGTCAGCAATAGTCATATCACCATCAACAATAACATTGTCTACATCACCCATGCCAACGTATGCGTAGTCAGTTGCTACAACACCTGTTGGTGCTGTATATGAGCCTGGGTACATGTGTACTTCATTGCCACCTTGTGTAAGAGCAGCGGAAGGTATATCTGTAATTAAATTTGGAAACCCATCGGTTCCTCTTTTATCTATAATAGCCATATAGTTTCTCCTTGAGGGGTTTTATTTATGATTTTATTATCACAAATAAACATTTAAGTGTCAATTTTTATTTCTTACGTTTTGAAAGAGGCTTTCCTGCCGCACGAAGAGCAATCGCTACCGCTTGACGACGTTGTGCTTCTTTCTGTGTAATACCCATACGTTTGGCCAAGGTGCGCACGCCTCTAGCACGAGCTTTTGAAGGTTTTTTCATTAGCTCCTTAATATTAGTTGATATGGTTTTTTGAGATTTACCTCGTTTAAGTGGCATTCATCATTCTCACAGACGGAGGAAGCATATCATCTTCATCTTCATTTTCCTCCTGCTTCATTCCAGCTAATTCTTTCATTTTTGTCATGTGAACATCTTCTACATATGAATGTTCATCAACCATATTCATTTCTTCAGCAAGTTCCATAATCATATCAGCATAGTGTTGAGTTTTATCAACCTGATCCTGTGTTGCCATATTATCTGCAATAGCTTTCTTTTCTACCTTAAATAACATATCATGTAGTATAGCAGATTCTACTGCCTCATCTGAAGGCTCAATATCTTTATACACTGCTTGCGCAGCAGGGCATATGTCAAAGTGTTTAGTTTGATAGTCACCAACTTTTACTTGACCCATAGGAATCATTACCTCTTCATCATTCATTTCTTCACGAGGCTCTTGCATTGGAAAATCAGAGTATACTAAATAATCACGAGTGCTATTCATATATGCTGAACTTTTTGCCAGTTTGTTCGTCCACCAAGTCGGAAGAGAAGCTTCCATATCTCTTGGTAATGCGTCTAAAATATCATTTGCATCTTCTATAATAGTTTTGCACATTCTACGTGAAGAAGATACGTCTGTGTGTCCATCTTTTCTCATTTGCGTTTCCTTTTAAAGCCTATAGGTTTAGAATATTTAATTGGATATCCAAGCGAACGTTCTCGCTCAATAAATTTTTCAAGTGTAGGATAACTTAATTTTCCTGATGTGGCAAGTTCTCTAATCCGTTTATTACGGCGTATACCCTGATTAGGGAATCTTAAAAACTTAAATTTTCCAATTTTGCGTAATACTTCAGGTTTTCTCATTAATTTCCCCATTGGTTTTTTGCATCTACTTCAGTCTGCTCACCTGTTTTTAAATTTTCTTCTGTCTTCTCTATAGATGAAACAATCTTTCCGCACTGTGATTTACATAGTTTGAACGATCGGTCATATCCTTGTAAATATTGTTGTAACTTTGTCCAATAATTGTACGATATAATTTTTTGAATGGGAACCTCAAATCCATTAAACATTCGTTCAAACTGGGGTGGATAATAAAATTTATCATTTTGTTGATCATAGTAATGACCACCTGTCCAACAACACCTAAAAACTAAACCCTCTGGTGAAACGTACCATTTTCCCCAATCACTCCACACACAATGAATCTTTCTCTCAGCTTGTTGATACTCTTGAGTCTTTTTAGAGTGAACGAAAGAACCTGTTTTAGGAGCAAATACATCACGTGATGTTTTGACTGTAGAAAAAGTTGTAAACCCAGCTTGTTTTGCTATTTCACGAGCATCCTCTACCTGATGTTTGTTATGTTCAAACACTATGTACTTCCAATGCACTTGTGCACGGTTTGTTGCGATAACTGATTTTGCATTCTCTAACACTTTATCAAACTGAGTATTAATTCTGTAGATATGATGAGTGTCTGCTAAACCATCTAAATCAAAATTAATAATGTCACGGTTTGTGAGAATGTTACCTACATCAGTCCAATACTCTTGATTATGTATACCACCATTCGTATGAATCAAAAGACGTGTACCATTAGACTTGACATAAGAAATAATTTCACGAAACTGTTTGTTCATTATAGAATCACCAAAGTTTCCGTTAAGCACTAACCAGTCTAAGTTTTGAAGTAACTCTGGATTGAAAAGTTGAGTAAAGCGTTCTAAGGTGATTGTATACTTTGCGTCATTAAGATTGATTCTAAGAGGCTTCCAACGATGACAAGCAGGACACTTAGCATTACACCTAAACGTCAATTCTGTTGTTAGCTGTTTGATTTTATCCATTAACTCAATGAGAAAATTTGAACGGTTGTACCAGAGGGAATAGTGGCATCAGTAAATTGAACTGTATTGTTTGAAGCATTTACTTCATATTCTGTATTTGGTTGTGAGACACCATCTAACATCACAAGAACAACATTAGCCTCAGCTCCAATATCACGACCCACAAAAAATACATTTGAAGTGCCTAAAGCTGAGTTAACATTAGTGAAAGGTGTTAATAAAGTGCTTCCTCCTGTAATTGCATCAACATTGTTTTGAACTGTGTTGATATTAGAAGATAAATCAGTATGAGCTGTGCTTAGGTTTGCTTGCACTGAGTTAACGTTTGCATTAAGTCGAGTGTAAGTAATGTAATCATTAGCATAAGCAGCAAAATAGGTAGCACTATCATTAGCTGACATACCTACACCATTCTCAAACATCAAAGGTGATATGACAGCATTTGTTGCGATTAGATCGATAGATGCAGAAATATTAGAAGCAGTTACATCATCATCAACATCTAAACTTACTCCATTTAATAATTGAAGTTGAGTAGCATTTTGGCGACTTACAATCGTAAAGGAGCCCGCACCTTTAATTGCTGTCTCTATTAAACTATCTTCGGAGCCTGCTGTTGGATCTGTAATCTTACCTGTAATTTTAGCATAGTTCTCTGCGCCCCCAGTGCTATTCTCACCTTTAAACATCACCTGACCGATATAGTCTGCCGCTGCAGGAGAAGCACTGTTACGGTATAAAGTCAATTCAGGACCTGCTGCAGAACCAGCATCATCTGAAGTTATAGTAGTAGCACCGTCTGGACCAACAGTTATAACCTCTACTCCGCCTGAAGCAATACCTAAAGTATCAGTTGTAGATTTGTACAAACCAGTATTATCATCACCATCAAAAGTAATAGATGGGAGAGATACTGTACCATCATCAAAATAACCACGCTGAAGTCTTAGATTTGCAGCCCCGGTTGCAGATATAGACGTGTTACTTGCAGGATCTTGATTATGTAAAAGAGCTATCTCTCCTTCAGATTCGTCGTATCCTATAAAAACATTACCATCATTTCCACGATTTAACAATATACCCACATCTAAAGATGGGGCACCTGTGAACGAGTTTGCTAAAATAATTAGACGATCATCTGTATATGAATCAGTAACAGCTAAATTAGCAAAATTTCCCGCAACAGTTAAGTTTCCTTGAATGGTAAGATCATCTTGCATAGTAACAGCACCTGTAAAAGGTGTTGTTCCGTTTATAATATTAGTTACGTTGTCAGATGTTGTATCAAGATTAGCATTGATTCGAGTCTCTACTGCTGTTACATTATCTTGTACTATGTCAAGATTGGCAGTTATATTAGTAAAAGTAGCAAGGTCATTTGCAAGAGCTAGAAAATAAGTAGCTGATACATTTGCTTTTGTATCAAGGTTAGTATTTGCAAAACTTGCAAAAGAATCAATATTAGAAGTATTAAGTACTACATTTGCTTCAGCAGCTACAACATTATCTTGTACAGTATTAACAGAGTTATTAACAATTACAACATTGTCTTGTACGATGTCTAAATTAGCATTAACTCTAGTCTCAGCTGCTGCAACGTTAGCGTTTGCCTCTAACAAGTTATTAGTAATCGTACCTACCTGAAAATGACGAGCTTGAATAGAAGCGTTCTGCACCTTTTCAGAAGTGATTGTATTCGCGCTTATAGATCCAGTGGTTATACGAGTTAATGCCATTTATACGTCCTTATTCAGAGTCTTCCTCAAGCTCTGCAAAAAATTCCGCTAAAAAGTCTTTTTGTTCAAGAGGCTTTTCATCGTCAAGATTTTCTATTTCATCTTCTTCAAAAAACTCTTTAATAAAGTCTTCAACTTGTTGATCAACTGTTGGTGGTGCAATTAACTCATCATAATCTTCATTAACACACGCACATTTAACAAAAGTTTTTATCCAATCAACATCCTCTTCAGAGTTTGTTTCTTTTTCACCTAAAAACCATTTAATTTCAGATGCTCTAACTTCTTCATTAAATTCTTCATAGTACACATCAGTAATATCACCTTCAACCATTTCATTAATTTTAGGCTCACTCTCTGCAATAATGTCGAGCGGAAATGATCGAGTTAAAAGAGGTGAAGATTTACCTTTTGATAAGTCACGATACGCACAGTATACAGTTTTTGCGTCATCTTCATCAATGTGAAATTTAAAATATTCCATTTTTATATCCTTTACGTTTTAATAATATAATTTACTACAGAGGTTGGAACAGTAAGAGTATGGGTGTGAGCAGCTTGACTAACTCCAGTTACAAGTGCAATTTGACTCACATCCTTAGTTCCGCTACCTAGAGCATCATCTCTTGTAGCCGTAGTTAGAGTTATACCGCCTGATCCACCAGAATCAGTGGTTACTGAAGAAGAACTACTCATTGAGCCTGTTTGGGTGCCTAATGTACTATTATTAGTTCCCTTTCCTAAAGGCAGTCTATCTTGTAAATTAGGTACGTTAAAAGTGCTTGATCCATTACCTGGGCCATACGTAGTGCCTGCAACAGCGAATAAAGCTGCGTAGGTAGTTCTTGATATAGCACTTCCATCACAAATTAACCAGCCAGAGGGAGCTGAAGATCCACTCCATGCCATAATCGACCCAGCAGGAACAACTGGAACTGGTTCAGTTGTGCCCCCTTGTATAGCAGATTGAAGTGCTAGGTTAGAAGTGACAGGGATATAAGCAGACGATTGATTAATTACTTTAAGACCTGATAATACACCTGTCCCTCCGTTAATGTGCACAATTGCGACATTTGAAGAAGTGTTTCGAGTGCTTAAGCCTATAGAAGTATCTGCTCCAGATGTTGAAGAAAGTTTTAAAGTAGCTGCAGAACCTACACCACCATCTCCAGTGCCTGTGGTAAAATCTGCCTTATCAAGTGTTACGTTGCCATCTTTAATCCTATCTGAGGTAATAGAATTAGTGGCGAGCATGGTATTAGTAACAGAACCATTAGTTGGCGGGATACCAACGTCTTTAACACTTGCCATACTGGCAGAGTTACTTGTTATCATGTATAGTCTAGCATTTGATGCCAATGCACCAGCTGCTGAAGGAGTCGCTACTAACTCTCCAATCTCATAATGAGTAATATTAGCAGCTAACGATACAATACCTTCTTCGACTCTATTACCAATTCCAACTCCC